TGATGGACGAGCTGCCTAAAAGCTCAGGGCACGTGATGGCTGCACCGGAGACGTTGCAATGAGTATGCCGTTTGACCGCATACTGGCTATTGACTTTGAAACCGCTTACTGTTCACGCACCTACACACTACGCAAGCTAACGACCGAGTCATATATACGAGACCAACGCTTCAAGGCGTGGGGTTTGAGTTACGAAGAGGTGCGGCTTGACGATGCACTACGTACAGAGAACACCGGAGGCCCGCAGTGGGTCAGCCGTGCAGACCTGCAAGAGTGGGTGGACAGTATCGACTGGAGTCGCACAGCCATACTCGCACAAAACGCCATGTTCGATGGGGCGATACTGAGTTGGGTGTATGGCGCCAAGCCTGCGTTCATCTTCGACACACTATCAATGGCTCGTGCCAAGCGTGGGTTGTCTGTGAAGAATAGCCTCGAGCAGTTGGCCATCGACTTCTCGCTACCGCCAAAGGGTAATGAGCTCAGCATGACTGACGGTGTACTCGATGCGCTTAACCCGCAAGTTGAAGCACACATCGCTGGATACTGTAAGCATGACACATGGTTGTGCGTTGAGATATTCAAGCGTTTGCTGGACGGCTACCCTGTCAGTGAACTGCGCTTGATTGACCTCACCCTCAAGATGTTTGTGTTCCCCCAGTTACTGCTTGATAGCGACATGCTCACACACGCCATTGTGAAAGAGCGTGAGCAACGAGAGGCGCTACTGGATAAGCTGCAGGTGACCGACGGGATACTGGCAAGTAACGACCACTTTGCTGAAGTACTGCGTAGCATGGGGGTCGAACCACCCATGAAGAAAAAGAAGCCAACAAAGAAAACACCTAACCCGCAGGGGATGAACTTTGCTTTTGCCAAGACAGACGCGTTGTTTCAAGCGCTGCTCAACGGCGATAACGAAGACGTGGCGATGCTGTGCGAAGCCCGCTTGAAGGTCAAGTCCACATCTGAACGCACTCGTGCACAACGCTTTCTGGATATCGCTACGCGAGGTTCTCTGCCCGTACCGTTGTCATATTACGGTGCGCGGTCTGGGCGCTGGACTGCGGCAAAGGGAAGTGCCATCAACATGCAGAACTTAAAACGTGGGTCGTTTCTACGTAAGGCGATCATGGCCCCCGAGGGTAACGTGCTAGTGGTGGGCGACTTGTCACAGATTGAACCGCGTGTGCTGGCGTGGTTGGCGGACTACGATGAGATGCTTGACATCTTCCGTGCAGGAGGTGACCCTTATGCAGCCTTTGGTTCGCAGATGTTTAACTTACCCGGTATGACCAAAGACAGCCACCCGGTCGAGCGCCAGTCAGCCAAGTCGGCTTTGCTAGGCGCAGGATACCAGTTGGGGTGGGGGTCATTCGCCGCGCAGTTGTTAACAGGGTTTCTGGGCGCACCGCCTCTACGCTACTCAATGACTGAAGCCAAGAAGCTGGGCGTTACAGCACGGCACGTGCGTGACTTTCTGGACAATGAAAACAACTTCAACCGCATGGTAGAAATACCGCACACTTGTACAAGTGAAGAGCTGCTGGTGCACTGCTTGGCATCAAAGGCCATCATCGACAAGTACCGCGCTACTGCGGCCCCCGTTGTAGCGTTTTGGAGTCTGTTGCAAGAGCTTATCGAGTACAGCCTGTATGGTGGCAAAGAGTACACCCACAAGTGCCTGACCTTCCGCAAGGAGGAGATTGTGTTACCTAATGGGATGAGTCTGCTATACCCAGATTTAAAACGTACCAAAGATGAGAATGGAAGAGTACAATGGGACTTTGCTGGCGATCAAGGGCGTGAAAAGCTCTATGCTGGCAGGGTTGCCAATAACGTCACACAAGGCACAGCACGCATTGTGATGACAGACGGGATGCTACGTACTTCAAAAAGGTACTTTGTAGCAGGTACGGTACATGACGAACAGATTTGTATCGCACCAGAAAGTGAAGCGAAAGAAGCACTACCTTGGGTTATCCATCAGATGACAAAGGAACCAACGTATATGCCGGGAATACCACTCTCGGCAGACGGCGGCGTGCACAAACGCTATGGTCTAGCCAAGAACTAACAACATAAAAGGAAGCAAAGCATGAAAGAACCGTTATTTCCACGGCACTTGTTTATCGGTAAACACCGCTACAAGGTCAAACAACCGCGTATCTTGTACCGCTACGGCTGCATGGGTGAGGTGCGCTACCAAGACAAAGAAATCGAAGTAGCCACGCACAGCAGTCGCACAGGGCGTAAGTTCTCTGCATCGCAGGCACAAGACACATTCTGGCACGAGGTGACTCATGCCATTCTTTACGAGATGGGCCACAAGTACTACAAGGACGAGCGCTTTGTTACACACTTCGCCCACTATCTCAACCGTGCCATCCGCACAGCGAGGTTCTAATGCCCAACGTAGTCTGGTCTCACTCAGCCCTCAAGGATTTTGAGGGCTGCCCTCGGCGCTATCACGAAGTGCGCGTGCTCAAGAACCACCCGTTTCAAGAGACCGAGGCAACAAAGTATGGCAACGAAGTTCACAAGGCCCTTGAGCTGTACGTAAAGGACGGCACCCCTGTGCCTGAAGCCTACGCGCAGTTCAAGCCTGTAGTGGACTCGCTCATCAAGAAACAGGGCAGGAAACTACCCGAGTACAAGATGGCGCTTACGCACGACTTGAAGCCCTGCGACTGGTTCTCAAAAGAAGTCTGGGTGCGGGGTATTGCCGACTTGTTGATAGTGGACGACGAGGGGTTGACGGCTTGGATTGCTGACTATAAAACAGGCAACAACAAGTACCCAGATCGTGACCAGCTAAAGCTCATGGCACTCATGGTCTTTGCCCACTTCCCGCACATACGCAAGGTTAACTCCGCGCTGCTTTTCCTTGTCAAGAATGACATGGTCAAAGACAATATGCTGGTCGAACAGTTTGACACTGGTTGGCAGAGTTACAGAGAGCGAGTGGCATTTATTGAGGCAGCAGTTGAGCACAACGTGTGGAATCCACGCAAGTCGCCACTTTGCCCGTGGTGCCCTTGCACAACGTGTGAACACCACCCAAAACACTAGGAGCATGACATGACACAGGTTAACGGCAAGCGTGACTACAAACACGCATACAAGCTGCAAAAAGAATCGGGTGAAACCGAAGATCAAATCGAGCGCCAACGCGCACGACGCATGGTGGACAAGGAAGAGACAGGCACTGTCACCAAGAAAGCCCCGTCACGCAAAGGCAAGCACATCGACCACAAAACGCCCATACGCGCTGGTGGCAAAAGTACTAAAGGCAACTTGAGGTTGCGTAGTCCAAAGGCCAACGTCAGCGACAACGGCAAGTGAGCCTGACATGGAAATCATCGAGAACAAAGCACTGCTTATAAAAACAAAGGCGCCGACAAAGTACAGCGCCATTCCCAAGAGCAAGGTCGTTGCGCAAGACGACGACACGTATCAGATTCTGGTCAAGTGGGGTCTGCATGAAGCCCGGGTTCTGCGTAACCTCGGTGTGCGTAACGTACCTTCTCCAATTCTCGGGCGCTACAACTGGCCCGGACGTTTTATGCCTATGCAGCACCAGCGTGACACGGCAGCGTTTCTGACCATGCACCGCAAGGCGTTTGTGTTCAGCGAGCCCGGTACAGGCAAGACGCTCTCAGCGTTGTGGGCGGCAGACTATCTGATGAGTGTTGGTGAAGTGCGCCGCGTCCTCATACTATGTCCGCTCTCAATCATGTACTCGGCATGGATGGGTGACATCAGTAGTAGCGTTATTCATCGCACCGCCATCGTTGCCCACCATGCACAAGCAGCACGTCGTATTGAGATGGTGCAAGGCGATTACGAAATAGTCATCACTAACTACGAAGGCTTGAACCTGATTGCCAACGAGATCAACACCGATGGTAGGTTCGACCTAGTGATTGCCGATGAAGCCCAAGCCTACAAGAACGTGGCCACTAACCGCTGGAAAGCCCTCAACAAAATCGTCAAGGCTGATACCTACCTATGGATGATGACGGGCACACCTGCTTCGCAGTCCCCGCTTGACGCATATGGCTTGGCAAAACTTGTTAACCCAAGTGGCGTGCCGCGCTTCTACACAGCTTGGCGAGACAAGGTGATGAACAAGATCACGCAGTTCAAGTGGGCGCCCAAGCACACGGCGCTTGCAGAAGTACACACAGCGTTGCAACCGTCCATTCGCTACACAAAAGCGCAGTGTCTTGACCTACCCCCTGTGGTCACATTGACTCGTGAAGTTGAACTGACGCCACAACAGAAGAAGTACTACAACGCGCTCAAAGACCAGATGGTTGTGCAAGCCGCAGGTGAGCAGATCACCGCAGTCAACGCTGCCGCCGCAGTCAACAAGCTATTGCAGATATCGTGCGGTGCGGCTTACACGGATGACAAGGAAGTTGTCGAGTTCGATGCAAGTAACCGCTTACATATTCTGGAAGAAATACTGGAAGAAACAGATCGCAAAGTGCTGATCTTTGCAATGTTCCGCTCAGTCATTGACGCCATCAGTGCCCATCTGAAGAAGCACGGCTACGCAGTAGAAGAAATCCACGGCGACGTCAACGCTGCCAAGCGTGGCGATATCATCAAGCGCTTTCAAACAACGCCTGAACCAAGGGTGCTGGTCATGCAGCCACAGGCAACTGCGCATGGTATTACGCTGACTGCTGCAGATACTGTGGTTTTCTACGGCCCGTTGATGAGCGTTGAGCAGTATATTCAATGCGTAGCACGCGCAGATCGCAAGGGGCAGGACTCGGATAAGGTGACCGTTCACCACATTCAAGGCTCACCCATGGAAAAGCGCATGTTCGCTGCCCTGTCTGGTCGGGTGCAGGATAACCACCTGCTGACCAAGATGTTTGAGACTGAAATAAAAATTTAAAAGGAGGTGTTGCACTGATTCAAAAAGTCGTTATACTTGTCAAACACTAGACATAAAACAAAGGAAGCAAAGTATGGAAACAGATGACATGAGCGTCGACGACGCATCGGGTAGTGCTCCCGAAAAAGAGGACATCCCTCTGGAAAAGCTCATTCGCATTTACCGCAAAATGCGTGAAAAACTGCAAGAAATGGACCGCGAATACACGGCCAAAGTAGAGGCAGTCAAGGTGCAGCAAGACTCTGTGAAGTGTGCCATCAAGGACATCATGATGAGTCTCGGCTCCAAGTCCATCAACACGCCAAGTGGCACGGTGATTCTGGGCAAGAAAACCCGCTACTACACGCAAGACTGGGATTCGTTCAAGCGTTTCGTGGTCGAGAATGACGTAGTGGATCTGATTGAACGCCGTATTCACCAGACCAACATGGCCAAGTTTTTGGAAGAAAACCCCAATCAAGTACCGCCCGGACTCAACTCCGACACCGAGTACGACATCTCTGTACGTAAACCCTCTTAATCTGGAGAAGCAAAATGAGTGATATTGCACTGTTTAACCCGTCTCAGTTGCCCGCGTTTGCCAAAGAACGCTCTGGCCTTTCTGATGTTGCCAAAGCCCTTGCCGGTGGCGGCGTCAACCATGTGAAGCGTATTTCCATCAAGGGCGGTGTATTCCGCATGATGGCTGGCGGCAAAGAAGTTGCCAGCATTGACGAGCGCTTTTTGGACGTGGTCATTGTCAACGCTGCCCCCAAGGTCAGCCGCGTGCTGTACTTGAAGAAGTGGGATGCAGAAAACCCTGCCGCACCTGACTGCTGGTCGCCTGATGGTGAGAAGCCCGCCGCTGATGCGGAAAACAAGCAGCACACCAACTGCGCTGACTGCCCTAAAAACATCGCTGGTTCTGGCGAAGGCAATAGCCGTGCGTGCCGCTTCCAACAGCGTGTTGCTGTGGTGTTGGCCAACGACGTGGGTGGTGATGTGTTCCAGCTGACTCTGCCTGCAACGTCAGTTTTCGGTAAGGAAGTTGACGGCAAGCGCCCCCTGCAAGCCTACGCTCGCTATCTGGCCGCACAAAGTATCAGCCCTGACATGGTTGTGACTGAGCTGCGTTTCGACACCAAAGTGGAAAGCCCCAAGCTGTACTTCTCTCCCAAGAAGTGGCTGACAGATGAGCAGTTTGCTCAAGCCCAAGAGCAAGGCAAAACCGCTGACGCGATTGAGGCCGTCACCATGACGGTGGCCAAGGTTGATAACGTCAAGTCCGCCCCTCCTGCACTGGAAGGCAAGCCCCCAGTAGCGGCTAAGAAAGCTCCCGCTAAGAAGCAAGAGGAAGTCGTTGAAACCCCCAGCGAGGAAGTTGTTGAGCCCGAGGTGCGCAAGCCTGCCGCCAAGACCAACGCTGTGCCTGACAAGAAGAGTCTGGCTGACCTAGCCGACGAGTGGGACGATTAAGGAGCACGGGGCGCTTCGGCGCCCCAACAAAAATGGCTTACTCAGACCAAACAAAACACATCGTGTACAACTCCCCGAAGACGTTGGGTAACCGACTTGGGCGGTGGGCAGTTCATTTGGATTTGCCTGTGGCCAAGCTCGCCAAGTCTCTGGG